TCTGCTGTTTCAATTCCAAGTTTTTTGAGTGCCTCTTTAAGTTTGTTCTCCATAAGTGACCTCCTAATATACCCAAATCCTCATTCCGAGTCTTGGCTTGTCAATCAACTCAATAAATTTCACTCCGAGTGAATCAAAGTCCTCTATCTCATCATGTGCCCTGACTCTTATGCCTTTGTACACAAGCTCGACATCCTCATTCGTGGATCTATACACTTCCATGTAAGATACCGGGCCTATTCTGCTTATTACTTCTTTGAGCTTGAAATCTGCTTTCTCCGTCTTTATCACCTTCCTTTAGCCGGAAATCTTCTTACCAGGTCTCTGGCTGCCATCTGAAATGCCTGTTCTCTCTCGTCTCCTGTGGCTCTGATTATTTCCCGGCCATTCTGCAAAATCCTGATTGTGTGCTCACCGGGTTTTTCTTTCAGTGTCATTGAGAGATGGTGCCGCTTCTGACGAGGCAAATACGCACTATAAAATAGGTCTGTCAGTGTTTTCAATCCTTTTCAATCCCTTCTCTCTTAAATGCTGCGCTATCATAAAATCACAGTTTGGGCTTACATAAATCCTTTATCACATGCTCTATCACGAATTTCTTGCACTCAACCATCTCCTCTTTTGATGGCTGAGTGTTCGTCTTTTGTATGATCCATACAATCAACGCATATTTCGTCAACTTATTTTCAAGCCACCCTATCAAGCAAGTTATCAATGCTATGATGAATATAAGTTTCAATTTTTCTCACGCTCCTTCCTAAATCAGATTTCTCCCCCGGGCTTACCGGAGCACCACACGAAATGGATTTATTATGGTTCACAAGAGGATTTGTTGTATATGGGTAGTTTTGCGGTGCTCCGGCAAGCCCGGATATATTTTTTTATTGATTCAGCATGCACTTCACTTCTGCCTTGAGTTCAATGAGGCTTGCAAAGTATGCTGCCTCTGTGATGGCTTTTTCTCTCTTGAGTTTCTGATACTGTTCCTCATTCCAGTCCTCTCTCGTGTTAGTACAGAATCTATTGTATTCTTCCTCTTTCTTGCAGTTCGTCTCATCTGCTTTATCTATTTTCTTGAGGATTTTCTCAAGTCTGAGTGATTCTTCCTTTGTCATGGTCTTTTTCTCCCTCTGTATTCTGTGTATTAAATCTTGCCTTTTTCTGCTTTCCAGTCGTATACTCTTCTTACAGGACGTTGCAGCGTCCGAGTAAATATATAAGTGAGGTATTTTTATGTCTTTAACACCTTCTGATGTCATTCAATTAATTGGTATACTGGCATCTCTCATTACAAGCGTTATTGCTATAATTATTTCTGTATTAACACTCAAACAAAACTCTAAAATGATTGATGAAACATCACGTCCTTATGTAGCCATATACGCTAAAACCACAAATTTCCAATCGCCACAATATTATTTAGCCATAAAGAATTTTGGACAAACTGGAGCAACTATATCTTCAATAAAATGTTCTCCTGATATCACTCCATTCTCTATTCGAAGTGATCACATTCCATTTTCCAATTTTGCAGAAACATATATTGCTCCCGGCCAATCATTTATATGCAATGTTAAGGCAAGGGAATTCTGTTCACAGAAAGAAATATTTTATTTCGATATAACTTATATTGGAAATGGAAAGGAATACCATGATACATATCCTATAAATCCAAAAGCAGATGCTGATTTAGTACATGTAAGAGCAGCTACTGATGGCAAGGAACTTCGCAGTATCTCATACTCTCTACAGGATTTAGTTGAAAAGCAGTTATAACTCGATTCGTTTTTCTTTCACTCTCTCTTTAATCCGATCTGTTATAAATTCAAGTGCTTCTACTGTTTGGGCTTCCTCTGGGAGTCCTTTTTTTATGGTTTCAATTACACTTTCTACAACTAGATTGACTTTATCCTCATCCAAAAATGTTGTTTCTGAAGTTTTAAAATCATTTTGAATTATGTTTAGCATTTCTCACTCTCCTTCCCCCTGCAGCACTGCCAGCTCTGGTGTGATAGTTCCTTTTCCCTGTACAGTGCACCTGCTCTTGTCCTTGTAGTTGAAAAATATTTTCCACATGGTCTTTTCCTTTCTTAAATGCTACTTGCAAATTTACTCTCCCAAGTCATATAATCTCCTTACAGGACGTTGCAGCGCCCGAGTTTATGAAAGGAGGACTTTATAATGAGTAATAATGATTTATCATTAATAGAAAAATTTAAGTCTTTAATGCAACAAGCTATGTTATATGCTCAATACTCTCACGATTATATTTTTGATGATTCTGTTGAGGATTCTGTTGCTATTGCATATCTGAATATTGCGGCTTCAAAATTCGCTGCTGCAGAATCGCTTTACTATTCATGCTTTAACATTTTGGAACGTGATGAAGCTGAAAGTATTTTTCACATTTTTGACGTATATATGGTTGAAATGTTGACCAATCATAAGACTGAGCACTCTCATCAATGGACAGATATCGAGTACAATCGTTTAAAGGATGCTTTCGATTCTTCAGCGTTTGCATTTTAAGATATCTAACTTTTCTAAGGGGAGGTTTTTCCTCCTCTTATCTCGTCTAATATTTCATGCAGTAATGCGGTCTGGTACATTATTTCCTTTCCTATAACAGAGTCCGGATCTATACATACCGATTTTCTTTTCTTTTTTGCTTTTTCTCTCTTGATTTCATCTCTTTGCATTTCTGCAAACTTCGAAATTTCTTTATAAATTTGATTTCCCATATGGTTTTCTCCTTTCTGTAAACCGCTAAGTATCTTTTTAAGTTACTTGTGTGCAAAAAAAATTGCAACAGGGTTATCTATACCAAGCTTGTCTATCATGATTTCTATTTCATCGCTTCCGAAGATGCCTTTATTCATCTTCTCATAGAATGTCTTAGGAGTGACTCCTATCATCTCTGCCACATCCTTTTGTGAGTACCCATTCTTTGCAATTACACCTCGTAACTCGTCTGTCTTTATCACTCTATCACCTCCGTATCTTTTTAAGTTACTTTTACTATAACACTTTTATGTAACTTGTCAAGTCATTTTTTATTGCATTTATAACATTTTTGTGCTATCATCAAGTTACACACCAAATAGAAAGGAGTGAGCATATTGACTATAGGTGAAAGAATTAAAGAATTGCGTAGTTCATTTGGTTTTAGTCAAGTAGATTTTGCTGATAAAATTGACGTTTCAAAGCAGACCTTATATAAGTACGAAAATAATATAATAACAAATATTCCATCTGATAAAATTGAATCTATTGCACATATTTGTAATGTTTCACCTGCTTATGTAATGGGATGGAGTAATAAAATAGAGAAAAATCCGTCTCCTGTCAACAATAATGACAAGGTTATTATTGATAAGTACCACCAGCTTAATGAGGAGGGTAAGCAACGGCTTCTGGAGCGTGCCGACGAGCTTATTGAGCTGGGCTATATTGCAAAAGGGGACGCACTAAAGGAGGCCTGAAATATGTTATTAATAAAAACATTATCGAATTCAAATAGTTTTAGTTCCTACTCCAAACTTCTCAAAAAGTCGTTGAGTTGAGAAGAAAATTTTAATTATACAAAGGAGGATTTCATATGGCAATAAAAGATAAATCCCAAAGACAACCTAAAAAAATAGCCTCAAAATTAAGTTATAAGATTAGTTATATCATTTCACTGGTTATAGCAATTATACTTTTAGCTTTTGGTCTTCTTTCTATACCTGCTGTAAGCATAAAATTTGGTATAATCTTCATTTTATCTGGTTTACTTTTTCTATTTATGTTTAAATCATATAGAAAACTCTACAAAAATTATGATTACCATAAAGAAAATGGTCTCAATAATTATGGAAAAGCAAAGGCTTCTGAGGACAACAATGTTATTGAAAATAATATTGATATTTCCAATATTCCAGAAATAACAGTTGATGATATTACAGAATCACATCCACTAGAGAAGAAAGCTTACGAGTTTAAAGTTGTTGGTGTCACCTTCAAAACAGGGCGTAAAAGCCGACAAACAGCCCTACGACATATACACTTCAATGATGAACCTTACGAAACAGTTGATATTCAGATCAAAGAATATGACTATGAAGGTGAACTTGCTCTTGGTGTATATGCTAATGACTTTCAGGTTGGAAATATTGCCAAAGCCGATATCAATAGAGTTTCTTCTCTATTATCTGATGATTATACAATATACGATTATAAAATATATGGTGGCGGTGATAAAAATTGGGGAATGTCTATTACATTATCCAAAATTGTTAATAGCTAGGAGGAATTTATATGGGAATGATTAAATGTCCTGAATGTGGAAAAGATTTTTAAATTCATATTTTTGCGCCGGCGCAAATTTTAATCTTATTTTTAATATGAATACTTGACAAGACTAATTCATATGCTATAATGTAGCTAATTAGCGAATGACTGCTGTGCGGTCGCAAAATTAGTCTTGGTTTATTCCAAGGCTTTTTTTGCGTTTATGAGGATTTTACAATGAATAAACAAATAACTTATACTGACGTATATAGTCAGCTAGAAAAATTAAAATCTCAAAATCTTATAATATCAGATGAGGCTTTTGCTATTAGTGCTCTTTCGAGATATGGTTATTCAAACCTAATCAAAAGCTATAGAGAACCATACATAATCAGGTACAATGATTCTATATATTATAAGGATGGCGTTACTTTTGAGCAAATTTTATCTTTATTTATTTTAGATAAGAATCTGAGAAACTCTGTCATGGCCGCTATGCTAGATCTGGAAGAGTTCATTAAAGAAGCTGCTGCCGATGTGATTTCAAAATCATTCAGTACTGCCTCTGCAAAATATCTTAATTATAGGAATTATGCTAATAAGAAACGTAGAAAAAAGAGATTTACACTTTCTGAAACTTTAGAAAAGATAAAAAAGGCATTGTATTCAGATAAAGATCCAATACACCACTATATGTCAAAGTATGGTGATGTTCCACCTTGGATACTCTTTAAGGGGGTATATTTTACTACAATTGTTAATTTTGTCGGATTCTTTAAAACTCCTGAACAA